TCAATGTCCTTGACTGTTGCTACGCGTTTGCGAGTAGGTCGTTTGGCTGCCATAGCATAATTGTAAAGGCTAGTCAATCAATTTGTTGTACAACACGTCTAACCGAGCTTCTATGCGGTTAACCTGATCTTTAAGGCTTGACCCGCCATTGGGCTTAAATTCGTCCATGACCGATCGAACCATGACCTTTACGCCAGAATAGACGGCGGCCACTACACCAATGCAGCATGTAACAACCGCCGCCCATTCGGTCGGCGTCATTCCCCAGTAACTCCGAAACTTTTGTCATTTGGGTTCAAGTAGCGCAAAACGACTGGTGCAATTGCTGCAACACCTGCCATAAGCAAGGTTTTTGGATCACTGACACCAGCCATGTAAAGCGTCAAAACGGCAGCTAGAAACGAGCGTCCCCACGAAGCTGCTATTGCTTTGGCTTTATCCATTTTTTTGTCTCCTTTTTTGGTTTTACTACTTTTGTAGGCAATTCAATTTTTGGGTATTCGCCCTTGTATGGGACAAATTTTGGCACGCCAAAACCAACAATGTCATTCTTTAATGACCGTTGCTTAATCATGACCATGCCGCCATTGCGCTGGTCACCTGTCCCAGACGTATTGCCCTCAATGCAAGTGACAATGTCACTGCCATGCTGAAAATCGATCACAATGCCAATGTGCGAAATGCGGTCAACGCCGTCATGTGGAAAGTCCATGAACGCCAATGCACCCAAACTTGGCAAATGTGACCAACGGTTTGTTTCCTTAAATTTATGCGCGCCAATGGCAGTGCTGACGACTGAATGAATCTTGACGCCAGCCATGTGGCAAACCCAGTTGACGAAACTTCCGCACCAGGGCAAACCGTCCGCCTTCGTAAATTTGCCGTACTTTGTCAGGTTGTCGCCTTCTTCAATTGTGCCGACTTCAGCTGCTGCGACTTCGATCAACCGTGCATTTGTACCTTGAGGGTATGTCATAGACCCAAGGCCTTCAAATCTTCAGCGGTCAAACCAAGTGCAGCCAATTTTGCTTCAGCTGCAATTTTCGCTGTTTCGCGATCAATTTTGGCTTGAGCCTTTTTTGTCTTTAAATTTGCAACTTCGGATTCAATTTCTTCTAAAGTCGGTTTTGGATCTTTTGATAACCATTGGATTTCGGAATAATCATTGCCAGCAAAAGTCCATTTTGCTTTCGGTGCTAAAGATTGAATTGCCTCAATTATTTCTTCGTGTGTCATGGTGTCACTTCCATTAATGTAATTGTTGATGATGATCCAAAAGGCTGTGCTGTAATTGTAGTTACATACTGTTTTTGCTGTGTTTTGTATGTAACCGCGCTTGTTGTAGCTGGTGAATCTAAATAAATCATGGTGCTTAAAAAGCGAAAATCCCCGGCTTCATCACCTTGCTTTGCGTACCACATAAACATGTCTGAATCGTAGTAAATAGCTGTGCTGTTGCGCATTAAACGCACTCTTGCTGCTGTCTCATAAGCAGCTGCGCTGTTTGCATTTCTGACATTTTGATTGACTAAAACAAGGATCTTGTTACTTGCTGAAGTTGGTGTTATTGAAAGCGTCAAACCTGTGTCTTCATAAGTAGATGTGCTGTTTGATGTTGATGTCGAAAAAACCGTGGACTTGACTTGTACAACTGCGCCAGTGCTCGGTGTTGTCCAAGTTGGCACTCCACCAGAAACGCTCAAAACCTGTCCAGTTGTGCCAATGCCCAAACGCGTATTTGTGTTTGCTGTAGCTGATGAATAAGCAAGATCGCCAAGCGTTGTGCCTGGTTGTAATGCCTTCAACCGTGTGTCAACGCCTTGTAGTGCAACGTCAAAATCGGCTGGCAGGTCGGTGACTAAATCACTGCTCGTCGGTAAAACAAAACCATAATTGGTTGTCGGGTTTGCCATGTTGTCTCCTTGTTAAGTGATAATTGTTGCACGCGCCCAGTCAAGCGTTGGCGACACGCCCGACCAAGTAAATGTGTTGGAAATTTCGTCCCACGATAATGATTGTAATGAATAGGCTGTTGGGCTAAGAATCAATGAAATTGAAAGCTGGTTATACGACGCCCTGAATGACCAGCCCTCAACAAAACCTTGAAAAGTTGAATCCATGTTGATGGGTAAATTGTTAATCGAAAGTGCCTCACCCATAAAGACGCCAATGAGCTTGTCGCGGTCGCTGTTGTCTAATTCTGGGTTTGTAAGGTCGAATGTGATTTCACTGAAAATTGGCTGCGGTTTGGCACGCAATGACAAATAAAATGCAGCTTGTGCCGTGGCGTCAGCTGAGTCATGCAAGGTCGTTGTGATGACTTGACCAAGATTGCCGTAAATAGCAATTGACGCTGGATCGCTGTCTGATACGTCATTTTGACTAGTTGTGCCGTATTTGATTGTTATTGCATTGCGTACATCACCCACGCGGGTGTCAATGCGTAAACCAGCTGCGCGAGCATGGCGGGCGTCAAGATCAACATACCCGTTGGTTGCAAGGTAATTGGTGCGGTGCGTTGAATCTGCGTAACCAATGCGGCCTTGTGCGTCCTCGTATAGATAGCCAAGCCCTGAGGTTGCCAATGCTGCCACGAGCGAATAAACGTCAATGGGATCAGCACTGCCAGCGCGTGCCGACAAGTCATAATTGCCTGGACGATCAATTTCACCAAGTCCAGTGTTTTCCGCATTTGCCCAGGTTGTAGCAGGATCGTATGTTGCCCAAGTCAATAAACCTGGCACTTCTGACCATGACGCAAACAAAGTTGACTGCAAAACTTTAAAGATTTGGTCGCCGTCAAAATCACGAGCAATTGCTGCGGTGTAGATAACTTTTGGCAAACGTGCCAATGCGCCCAACGCCGTTATGTTGTAAGTCTGAGTGAACATGGTGGAACCCACGTCACGTACTTCCAAACCAATGTCAACTACGTTACCGCCAAAAATAGGCACAAAAGTGTTTGACGTATTTTTTATTGAAACGCCGATTGTTGAGTTGATTGATACTGGGATCGCAGCTTGATTGACGTCGATTAGCTGGAGATTGACATACCCCGCCTGTGCCTGCTCGTAAATGTTTGTTCGACCGCTGCGAATAACGAGATTGGCCAAAACCGCGTCTGTGTATTCAACGCCGTCAATTTCAACCAGCCAGACTGGATTCCACTGCGTCATGCGATTTGCAGGTTATTTGCGCCACCTGTGCCGCGATAGAAGCTGTTGTTTAAAGTATCCACAATTGTGCGGGCTGTACCCTCTTTATCAATTGCACCATTCACCGTCACATTGATTGTTGGCGCTGAAGCTGCCATGATTCCAGCAAGGGTGTTGGTGTTAACACCTGACGTGCCAAAAGGAAAACCTCTAGTTGACGCGGCTTCAATGCCTGCAAGGGTTGTTGTGCCGCTTGTAAAGTTATCAAATGCCCCAGCAATGTTTGTAATGGCCGCGGCTGCTTTTGCTGCAACCGTGGCCACCGCGCCCGTAGCACCACCGCCCGTGCTTAAACCACTGCTTGTTGTGACTCCGCCACTACTAATTGTTGTGACGCCACCTGTTGAAATGGTCGTTGGCGTTGTGCTTGCTGACACTGCGCCTGTCGACATGCTGAAATTGCCTAAAGCACCTGTTGCCGTTGAACCTGATCCACCGCCAATTTTGGAAATGGGTGCAATGTCCGCACCTGGCTTGACTAAGTTAAGTCCTCGAATAAGAACATTGATACCGTCAATTGCAGCATTGATCAATGGTTTCAGCGCACCCAATACGTTGGCAATGACATTGAGCGTGACGTCTGCAATTTTACCGATTACTTTAAACGCGTCGCCAAGCACGCGGCCAATGACAGGCGCAGCAGCTTTGATGACATCAAAAAAGGCTTCAAACTCATCTTTGTTTTCAACAACCGTTTTTTTGATTCGGTCGAATGTTTCTTTAAAAGCATTGAAAATCGGTGTAACAATGCTTTTTAAAATGCCAGCAACGTCGCTTATGACCTTGCCAAAACCCGCACTGCCAGTAATGCTAAAAGCGTCCGTAAATGCGTTAATGGCCGGCAATGCGTTGTTGTTGATAAATTTTAAAAGTGTGTCAAGGATTGGAAGCAACGCCGTCCCAACAGCTTCTTTTGCTTCACCAAATGCAACTTGAACACGCGCAATTTTGCCAGCATAAGTGTCTGCGTTTCTAGCTGCTGCGCCGCCAAACAATTCAGTTAAACGACCTTGTACTTCTTCAAACGACATTGTCTTCAACTCAGCTGTTGACAGACCAACCCCTAGTTTGCCAAGTGCTGCCGTATTGCCGTCGTATGCTTTTGACAACGAATTTGCTACGGCTTCAACTGGCTTACCTGTTGCCGCGGAAATGTCAAGGGCTGTTGCTAGTAAATCTTGCGCCTTTGATACGTCGCCCGTCGATCTAACCAAACGACCAAGTGCAGGGCGCAATTCGTCGTCAGCAACGCCAGTTGCCAATGACATTTGCAGAATTGAATCCTCGGTTGCCTTGATCTGTGCCTGGGTTGCACCCGTAGCATTTTCCAAAGCCAAGGCCAATTGTGTTTGTGCTTTTTCGTCAGCGATTGCAGCTTTGACGCCTTCTACACCAATGGCGATCGCGGCAGCACCAGCGGCGGCCGCAGCTGCGGCGAATGCTTTACCAATGGCAACGCCAGCTTTACCAACCTTGTCGCCAAATGTGTCAACGTCGCCTGACGCCGTTTTCAGCGATTTGTTGAGATTGTCAACGTCGCCAAGAATCGAAAGTTTAAGGGTGCGACTGCCAGCCATTAGTCATACTTCCTAACTATCGTTGAAAACGCTTCTTCCCACTTTTTTAAAATCTCAGGTTGAACGGCTCTCAGGGTCGGATAAATAAACCAGCCGCGTGTGCCGCGACCTTCACGGCCTGACCACACTGGAAATTGCTTGTAGCGGTTTGATCCAAATTCGTAGCCGCCCCAAACTTGTTGAGTCGTGCCGCCACCACTTAACTTTTGACGTGCAAAACCGTAGGAAATTTCACCAATTTTTGATGACTTTGAAACGGTTGCGCCGCTGGCAATAATCGAAGCAACACGGTTGTTTGCTGATCCAGCTGTGCCAATAACCTTTTGCTTGACGTATTCTGCAAGCTCTGACGTTTTTTCTTTTGCTTGCTTTGTAGCTTCTTCGTCCATTGCTTTAAAAGACTTTACAATGGCACGCAATTCAGCCTTGTCGTAGCTGATTGCTTCAGTTGCCATTTGCGCGCCTTTCCAAAATCTCAATGACCGTCAAAATGTCTTCGGCGGTTTCAAATACGTCTGGTGGTAGCCCCGTGGCCAAGGCCACCTCCCAGACGATTCGACTTAGGCTTCCGACTGGGTAGCTTTTGGGTTTGCTTCACCAACGATCACTTCGGAAATTGTTTCCGTCCAGATGTCAATTGGCTTTACAGGCTTGCCCGCAGCTTCGCGCTTCATGGCGTTGTATGCCAAAAAGACTAGATCAGAAATGCCAATCTTTTCCTGCGCTTGTGCAATGGTGTTGCCTGTGTGCTTTTCCCATTTAACCCACTCAGGCGGCGCAGCCACGTAAGTGATCTGCGTGCCGTCGTTGTATTCAATTGTTATTGGTAACTTCATTTTTCCT